GCGTATCACTGAACTTACTCGTTCTGAGAAAGGCACCCGTGCTGTTATTACACTGCTTGCTGATATGACTGGCGACGGTGTAACTGGTGACTACACTCTGGAAGGCAACGAAGAAGCGCTACGTGCGTATGACATCGTTGTTAATCTCGATCAGCTTCGTTTCGCTAACCGCATTGCCGGTCGTATGGCGGATCAGAAGTCGGTGGTTAACTTCCGTGAAACTTCACGCGACGCGCTGGCTTATGCTATGGCTGACCGTATGGATCAGTTGGCATTCCTCACGCTGTCAGGTGTTGCTTACACAAACAAGACCAACGGCGCGCTGCGAGTAAACAACGCAGGTGCAGGTCTTGATCTTTCTGATCTTGAGTACGCCTCAGACGTAACTACGCCTACTGCAGCTCGTCACCTCCGCGTTAGCGGCTCTGATATTACTACTGGTGATACCACTGCTGTTACAGCGACTGACAAGCTGGGTTACAAGCAGATCGTTGAACTGAAAGCTTACGCGAAGGATAACTATATCCGTGGTATTCGCGGTGCTGGCAACGAAGAGACATTCCACCTCTTTGTTACCCCACAGCAGATGGCTAACCTCAAGCTCGATGCCGACTTCCTTGCGAACGTCCGCAACGCTGGCGTCCGTGGCACAAGCAACAGCTTGTTCTCTGGCTCTAGCAGCCTGATGGTTGATGGTGTTATGTGTCACGAGTTCCGTCACGTCTTCTCAACTGAAGGCGGAACTACTGGAACTTCTGCTAACGCAGGTGCTGCCGGTTACAAGTGGGGTGCAGACGCAGATGTTACAGGCGCACGCGCACTGTTCTGCGGAGCACAAGCCCTTGCAATGGCTGACATTGGCGCGCCAGAAATCGTCGAAGATACTTTCGACTATGGCAACCAGTCAGGCATCTCTATCGGCAAGATCTTCGGTCTGAAGAAGCCCAAGTTCAACAGCGACTACAACGGCGCTGTCGAAGACTTCGGTGTTATCTGCCTAGATACTGCTCAGTAATCTCCCCTTGAGAGCATTGCCCCCTTACAGCTAACGCTGCGAGGGGGCCTTTTTAAAGGCTAGAAAATGAGAATTAAGGCCGAATTTGATTTGAGAGTAGCCACTTTAGGCGGCGGTGTCGTTTGCCTGCAAGCTGGAGTGGAAAGAGATGTTTCAGAGGCAATAGCTGCTATCGCTATTGGCATGGGAGCGGAGGCCATAGGTGTATCGGTTGAGTCTGCCCCAGAACCCGTTGAGCCTGATGTTGATCCAGTATTCGAAGCTGTAAACGCAATCGAAGAGTTGATTAATGTTGGATCACCGGACGATTTTAAGACAACTGGCGAGCCCAAAGCAGCCGCAATCCATCGTGTGATGGGAAAGCAAGTCTCTGCGGAGATTAGAGAAGCCGCTTGGGATCAAGTGCTAAATGGCTGATGGGAGCTAAAGAATCATGAGTGTATCTGTTCAATCGATTGTAGACCGCGTTCAAATAACGCTCCAAGACACAACGGGCGTTAGATGGCCTGTTACTAGTGAGCTTGTTCTGTGGGTCAACGACGCACAGCGAGAAATTGCACTCTTTAAGCCAGACGCGTCGGCGAAGAATACGACAGTGACACTTGCCGCCGGCACTAAGCAGTCAATACCTAACGATGGTAACCGGCTGTTACGCGTCGTAAGAAATATGTCCGCCGCAGTTGATGGTACTGGCGCACGCGCTGTACGAATTGTAGATCGCGAGGTGCTCGATGCGCAGTCCCCTACTTGGCACGATCCAACTGTTACCGGCGATGCTGCTCACGGCGCTACTGTTAAGCATTATATTTATGATGATAGTAATCCTATCAACTTTTATGTTTATCCAGGGGTTACGGGATCAGCGTTCGTCGAAATTATCTATTCGGCGAACCCAGTCAGCGTTACTCAGAGCGATAACTTAGATATCCCAGACATCTACGGAAACGCAGTAGTTAATTATGTTTTGTATTCAGCTTATATGAAAGATGCAGAGTACGCGGGTAATAGCCAGCGCGCTGCGAATCATTATCAGTTGTTCATGTCGTCTATTACTGGAAAGTCTCAGATTGATGCCGTGACGAATCCTAATACTGATCTCATGTCAGTGGCACCTCGGATGGCAACCCAATAATTTGAGGTGACCGCCAATGGCGACTTTCGAGTCTTTACTACCAGACGTTTTACCCAGCGTTCATGGCTGCTCAGATGCGATGGCTATATCAGCTCTTCGCTCCGCGGCCATAGACCTGTGCGTCAAATCTGAAATCTATCAGCAAGAACTAGACCCTGTAACGACGGTTGCAAAAATCTATGAATATGACCTCGAGCCTCCAAAAGGCACGGTCGTTGAGAAGATTCTTTGGGCTGTCTACAAGGGTGACAAGTTAGAGCCTATCAGTACTGCGCTTTTAGAAAAGCGTCAGCCAAATTGGCGCGACCCTTCTAAGTTTTCTATCCCCGAGTATTTTGTCCAGCAGACCCAAAGTACGTTTTGGTTAGCTCCGGTGCCAAATACTACGGTTGTCGAGAGCGTGATTTTACGCGCTGTACTTAAGCCAACAGTAACCAGTACGACTCTTAGCGACGAGATACTAAACGATAACAAAGACGCAATTGTAAATGGCGCCTTGTTTCGATTGTTGCGAACTCCGTCGAAAGATTGGACTGATTACGCTGCGGCGCAGATGTACGGAATGCTTTACAACGAAGGCGTCAAAGATGCTGAGAATAAAGCGCGTTCAGGAAATACACCAATAGCAAGGAATGTGAAATATGGAGGTTACCACAGTAGCCCTTTCCGCCGGCGATACACTCAATATAGGTGAGATACGAACCGAGTGGCATTGGATTAAGCCTGCGATAGAAGAGATTCTCGAGGCTAATCCACACTTAACGTACATCCCAGAAGATGTGTATGCAGAGGTTAAATCGGGACACGCAGTATTGTGGGTTGCAGACAAAGCGTTTGCAGTAACGACTAGTGAGACAGACCAGTATTCAGGCGAAAAGACACTTCTCGTTTGGGTGTGTTGGAGTAAACCAAACGGAACATCAGTTTTGTTTCGGCACCTTGAAGAACTGACACGAGTTGCTGCGGACAGTGGTTATGCGTGGATCGAAACGAGGACCCAAAACGAGCGTCTAGGCGAAGCACTGGAACACTGGGATTGGGAGCTGGATCACATAGTTTATAGGCGATCATGTCATGTCTTCAAAACCTAAACAGTCTGATTACCAAGCTTCAGATGCGGAGAAAGCCTCAGCGTCTGTGGCTCTTCAGAACTACAACTACTTTAAACAGAACTATTCTCCGCTCTTGCAAGAAATGCGAGACCAAGCGAAGTCAGCGGATGTTGGCACAACGCTTCGTGGGCGTGCAAACGCCGACACTATGCAGGCGCTGACACAGCCCTCTTATAGAAATACTCAGCAGGTTGATTACGGGTCTGACCTCGGAAAAGCGTACCAAGGACAGCTTGGCGTCGCTAATACCTCAGCGAAACAAATTCAGAACCAGATGGGCACGAATGTCCTTGGCACTGCTCGCGGGCAGGCGGCGGATGCTTCTACGGGCATGGCACAACTTTCCCGATTAGGCACAAGTGAAGCACTGAACCGCGCCAGGAATAAGCAGATGGTCGCTCAATCTAAAATAGATGCTGCGACTACTATCGGTGGCGCATTTGTGATGCAGGGATTGGACAATAAGGAGACTGGAGGCACGTTCTTCACTCCGCAGAAGAATATGCCGCGTGGCCAAGCCGGACCTCCGCAACGAGTAAGTTCGCTGAGAGACCGGTTCAACTACTTTGTAAACGGGTAAGCGTATGAGCAATAGAAACTATGAAGACATGGAAGGCCTTGGCTATTTGCCAACTAACGCTTCGCAGGGTAACTCATCACTTCCGGTGGTTGCAGATCCTGAAGCGGCCTATGCCCAAATCACTCGCGGCGAGTTCCAAGATTACATTAAGAATTTTCGCGGTATGGAAAATGATCTTATCAAGCGCGCCCAGACTGACACCTCTTTGGTAGACCAAGCACGCCTAGATTCAACGTCGGCAAGTGATCTTACTAAGCAGATTGCGTCAAGAAACCAGCAGCGTTACGGCGGTCAAATGACTCCTGCTCAGGTGCAGGCGATGCGAGGTTCAATACAGCGCGGCAGCATTCTTGGGCAGATCCAATCGGTTGGTGATGCTCGCATTGCGCAGAACGAAGCTAACACTAACTTAAAAGCCGATCTTATAAACATTGGCCAAGGCGTAAACCGCTCAAGCCAGAGCCAGCTAGGTTCTGCTGCAGCTGATGCTAACTCGCGCAGGCAGGCATTTGACGCAGCTAAAGCGCAGAGCAGAGCAAATACATACAGCACCATTGGCCAGTTAGGCGCAATGGCCATTTTTGCGTTGTCGTTCTAGGAGAAAGAAATGGCTGGATTAGGTGACCTTTCGCCGATGTTGAACATGATGCGGC